TGCGATAGTAGATATACTGACGCAGAGTTTCTTGAAACCGGTCCATGATCATTTTTCCAACATTTTGAGAATAATACCTCAAGATGGGACATTTGATCAAGACTTGCAACGTGCAAGGGTCTTAGAGTGGACTAAGTCAAATGACTTTATCTCCTCGATCGACCTTAGTGCTTGCACTGATAGGTTTCCGGTCCTCCTACAGGCCCTGTTACTTTGAAAGTGTAATGCCTTAACGCTTTGGCAAGCGGTATGGTGGTTACAAGTTATAGCAAGAAGAACCTTTGTCTATAAAGATGAGGGGACTCTGAAACGTATCCGTTACAAGGTAGGACAGCCCATGGGCGCATTATCCAGTTGGCCAGCGATGGCTCTCTGTCACCATGCTCTCGTCCAGTTGTCTTATAAGACCGCGTACCCTGAATCTGAGGATATCTTCTCAGAATACGCCCTTTTGGGTGATGATTTAGTCATCAGGGACAGACGCGTGGCCGAAACTTACAAGGAGCTCATTTCATCTTTAGGGATGCCGTGATCTCCGAGTAAATCCTTTGAAGGTGTAGGAGTCGCTGAATTTGCCAAAAGCTTATTTCGCGGTGGAAAGAACTTGAAGCCCTTTCCTTTACCACTACTTCTTTTCAGGAAGAATACCATGTTAACAGATGCGCAGGCATTGTTAAAAGAGATATCCGAAAGGAGATTCTCGATCGATATTTCCCAATTTCTTAGGTTATATCCTAAGAGGTGAAGATTGTTGTTCACTTCTGCCGTGCTATCACCTTCAAATGTGAAGACTTGTCTGGGCGGGCCGTTTCAGCGGCTTAACTCAGATAAGTATAACACTTTCGAGTCAATCATTCTGGATAAACGTATTAGGTCATTTTATGGAACTGAAAAGGTCCATGAAGCGACTAGTGCATTTATACAGAACGATCCGACTAAGTTGGAAGTTAGGGGTAACCCTTTCATCCAAATTGCGCAAGATAATTCGGGTAATTATCCTGTGCGCTATGGTTGGAAAGATGATGATAACATCTCTCCCTTCATAGTGGTAGGGTCGGGTTGAATAGCGTGAGACCCAGAGTGTTGACCGGAAGGCCTACCAAACCTTTCGGATAGGAAGCTGATTCCTGGCCCATCTTGGAAGAAGGAAATTGACGACGTAATTCAACGTCAATCCTTC